TCGATCCTATCACCGGCAAGCGTATGCTTGGCTTGAACGACCCGGGTGGTCTTGCACTGGCCGCAAAATTTCCTGGTGGAGCAAACCCCGTTCCAAAAGACGATGTAACCGGCAAGGTAGACGTCGATGCAAAGTACATCGCCAAGTTGAAAGATGAAGCCGCGGTTCAAGGCCAGATCAACGATATGGTTAAGGCCTCGATAGATGGTTTTACTGAGACTGGCTCAGCCATGACAAAACAATCCGTTGCTGTCGCTGACCTGGTGGCTAAGAAACAGGCACTGGCTGCGATCGACGGTTTCGGCGTGAAGGCAACCGAGAAGCAGAAGCAACAGATCATTGAGTACACGTTGGAACTGCGGCATCGGCAAGCCGTCGAATCAGCTTTGAATACCGCCAGCGGAATGCTCAATTCCATTTCAGGAGAGTCTGACAAACAGCTAGCTCTAAACGATGCGATTAAAGATGGCGCTGCTGCGGTTGACCGGATCAACGATGCTTACGAGCGTCGGGCAAAGATCATGGAGCTTGTCGGTGATCTTACCGACAAAGAGAAAGAGAAGCTTGCTGGCGTAATCCAGAAATTGGAGATACGGCAAGGTGCGCTTTCTCAACAGAAAATGATTGGGCAATACGCTCAAAACAATCCTGACATTCAAGCTGCTGGGCAGTACAAAAGTTCGATTCAGCAGGCAAACTCGCTATTTACTGAAGGCGAGATCGATGCCACGGCTTATGGCCATGCCATCAGCGTGGCAGCTCAGCAGTTCCAAGATTTTCAGGAACCGCTGACGCAGTATAAGAAACAGCTGCAAGAACAACATGCTTTGAACCAACTGGTTGGCCGTGATCTTCAGGTGGCAACTGAGCTGCAACGTCAGCATGACGTTCTTCAAGCTCGTGGTTGGAGTGAGCAGCAAATTGCTGACAAGCTAAAGCGGGACAATCTTAAAGAGCTGTTGATTCAGTCAGCAAAAGAAGCTCAGACGCAACAGGAGAAGAATCAGATATACTCTCAAACTGCTGGGGCGCTTGAGACGTTGGTTGCTCGTTACAACGCAGTTGCTCAAGCGGCTTCGAAGTATGACCAGAATGGCAACAAACAAGACCCGTTGCTTTCAGGTGATCAAGCTAGCGCTCAGATTGCTCAGATCAACGCTCAGCAGTCTACGTTGAAGGTTGACGCCGGTAAGGGTTCCGGTAAGGATGTTCTAAATGCTACGTTGGGCGGATACATCAAAGACTTCAAAGGAATGGCCACCGGCATTCAGGATATTTTTACCAACGCGTTCAACACGATTGCTGATGGCGCGGCAAACGCCTTTGCTCGAGCAATTGTGTATGGTGAAGGACTCGGTAAAGCGTTAAAGAACGTCGCTCGATCTGCGCTGGCTGAGATCATCTCAGGCTTCATCAAGTTAGGCATCCAGTGGTTGATCATGAAGGTGATCGGCGATGCGATGTCTAAGCACGCAATATCTGCTGCGACCAGTACAGGTTCAGCGGTTGCTGCTGCTTGGGCACCTGCTGCTGCTGCGGTTTCAGTTGCTACCATGGGCGCTGCTGATGCTGCTGGTATCGTTGGCATGACCGCTGCAAATGCTGTTTCACAAGCTTTTGCTCACATCAAGTTTGCTACAGGCGGTGAGGTACCGGGGACTGGCAATCGCGATACGGTTCACGTTATGTTGACGCCTGGTGAGTTCGTCGTGAATAAGAATGCCGTTCAGGCTCTTGGCCTCTCGGCTCTTCACATGATCAACCAGCAGCGGATGCCAAAGTACAACAATGGTGGACTGGTATTCGGAAGTCACGTAAGCCCGTATCCACGGTACACGACAACTTCTAGCAATGCCGCAATGCGGCCAAACATCAATATCATTCACGATGGTTCTACGAACGTGGAGTTGCAAAGCTATAATGAAGACGCAATGACGTTGGTAGCAAAACGCGTATCTGAGGCGACGGTTGCTGATAAGGCGCCTCATATAATGGCGCAAGAGCTTGACAATCCAAACGGTCGTTTCACTAAGAAACTCGGCCGTAACTTTGATTTGAGGCCGAGACGATGACGTTACCTGTTCTCAACTTGAAGCCGCAAAGCGCCGGTTATGCCGTTGACTTCGGAAATCAAGTTTTAGCCACAAAACTTGATGGCGGAGCCTCTCGATACAAACAAGATATATTGGGCGCAGCGCACATAGTGGATGTTACTTGGCTGTGCACTCCTCAAGCCTATAACTACCTAATGGCTTTCTGGCGCACAGCAATCTCCAATGGGCTCTTTCCGTTTCAATTGGACATGATGCTCGATACCGCGAGCTTTATAACGTATCAATGTCGGTTCATTCCTGGCACGTTAAAACTCATGGGAATCACGGGCATAACATATACTGTCAAAGCGCAACTTGAAGTCGTTCCAAATTCTCCGACCACGGCTGATGATAACACCGTGATCGCAGCTGGACCAGGATTCTAAATGGCTCGACACTTAATAAGTTCCACTCTTGCCGACGCCTCACTGTCAGGAACACCGAGTTCGATCTCGGTTACGGACCTGACTGGTCATAACGTCTCAGGTCCTGCCGATTATAATAAGGACAACTCTTATTACCGTACTGGTGGTGGAGGAGACGCGTTCACTGGTACGTCGCATAAAGATGGAACTACGTTCTCAGTAGATAATTCTCTCGTTGACGATTCATGTAACACCGCCGCTCCTGTTAATATCAGCAAGTTAAGTACTCGTACTTTTTTTCCGGCTACCTGGGGCGGAAAAGTTTTTGCCTGGACGATGTTTTATTCAGGCCTAGGAAGCCATACTCCTGGTGACCCTGGCAATGAATATACGAATGCGGCCCGTGTCGTCGCTGACATCTTCTCCCGCGGTTATGATGGCATCATGCAGAATTACTACGGTCAATCATTTTCTGGTGAACCGGGTGATACTGCTAATGACGATATCTTGGCTCACGTTCCAAGCAATAAGAAATTCGCTCTCGCTCTCGATCAACAGTTCCTAGGCGCTAACTACTCTGACCACACGACGTGGCAACAGCACCTGATGGATTTGATCGACCACATGAACACGAAGTATTGGAGTGACGCTCGTTATGAAACATATAACGGTCGGCCAATTCTTCTCATGTGGGACGGTCCTGAAAAAGGAGCTTCAGTAAGCGTTTTTGAAGACCCTGATCTAAATTGGAGTACGATCAAAGCGCACGCAAAACTTAACGGTAACCCACTCTTTATCTGGCGCGGAAGCTTTACGAAGAATCCGGCTTCTGAAGGAGGTTTCTCCTGGGTTGACGTTAACGCCGATAACACGTCTGGAGTTGCAGACGGCACGACATATCTGACGAAAAGCTGGTTTCCACTCGTAAAGAAAAACCAATCTCTTGTTTGCTGCTCAACAGCGTGGCCAGGCTTCAACGGCACGATGACGGCGACGTTAGGGACAGGGTGGTCTGACAACAAGTATATTGCTCGTCAGAAAGGCACGACGTGGATAAACTCTCACGCTGCAAATAAGACGTTTATTCAGTCCGGGCAACGACTTGATTACATCTTCAATCCGACGTGGGATGACTACCAGGAAGGAACTACCAACCAGGGTGGTATTGATAACGAAGCTTCCATTTCGTCGATGTCGGTTACCGGGCATCTGCTCAACTTCACCGTATCGGTAAGTGACGAAAACACGATCAATCAGTACAACCTCTACAAATTTCCTTCTGGCGCAACCGGAGGAACAACCGGTACGCTGCTCGACACGATCTATCCGGGAGCCACGAAGCAGTTTGATCTGTCAAAGTATTCTTTTACGTCTGGAACTGCGTATGATCTCTACATTCAGGCTCAAGGCAAACCACAAGTACTAAATGCGCTTGAAAAGATATCGTATACCCCTGGAACGACCACCACTCCTAGCACTGGTATTCTTTCAGGTGTAATTACTGACTCCGTAACCGGGAATCCTATTTCTGGCGCAACTGTATCTGGAACAGGAGGATCTGCAACAACAGCCGCTGACGGCAGCTATACCTTTCCAAGTCTCGCTGTGGGTGCGTATTCGTTTACTGTTTACGCGGGTGGCTACGCAAGTCAAACTTCTTCTGCGACTATAACCGCAAATGCCACTACGACTCTTTCATTCGCGCTCGTGGCTACTGCGCCAACCGGAACTCCTCCTCCACCGCCTGTAGCCGACCCGAACCTTTGGGCTCCGTATTTTCTCAACTCAACGGCTGACGTCGCGATGCTAGAGACCATCGAAATTTTCCATGAAAATTTTTCTCAGATTTATCGGTTTGTTCGTAACTCTCCTACTGGGATAACGGCTACACTTGAAGATGGTAGTGATGTAACGTTCGATTATCTCCCTGTTCGCATTCAACCGGTAGCGAGTAGCGATGACCTAGATCAAGTCATTCAAGTTCAGTTGGGAGACCTCAACGATATCATTTCAGTGGAACTTGATAACGTTGCTGCGGCGGACGGTTTCGGTTCAAAACCAACGATGAAATATCGCGTATACCGGTCAGACGATCTAAGCGGACCTATCTCGGGACCTTTGTTGTTTGAGATCGTGACGCTTCCGATGAGCAAATTAGGTTCGGCGTTTGAAGCTCGAGCGCCTCGTTTGAATCAATTAGCGACGGGGGAGATTTACTCTACTGATCGGTTCACTCCGTTAACAGGATTCTTAGCGTGAAAAGTATCGACCCTTTTCTTGACCGCGTCGAAACTCCGGGCTATAACTGTCTCGACTTTACGAGAGAAGCTTGGGCGTATTTGTTCGGTAACGACTCTGCAATTAGAATAGAAAAGTTGTGTAAAGCTGCCCATCAAGGTGATATACCTGTTAGTGCCTGGGGAGAGTTCGAGACTCTTAGTAAACCTGTTTCACCTTGCTTCGTAGTGTGGAAACGAAAGAAGGTTTGCCCGCACGTAGGTATTTATATCGACGGCCGCGTTCTTCATCTTACTCCTATTGGGGCTGAATTTCAAGTTTTCGACGTAGTTCAGTTGTGCTTGAATCGGAAGGCTAGGTTCTATCGATGAGCCACTTGATGATTTGTGAGGATGCTCTGACACCTACCGAATGGGTGACACTTCCTTATGAAAAAGACATCCGACCGATTCTTAAAGAACGTTTTTCTGAGTGGCCAGCTACGGCTAAGATTTATCACAAGATGGTGTCAAAGTCAAATGAGATAACTCCTCATACGCCATTAGAAGTTGAACGACTTGGAAACATCGACGGAGACATATTCGTCGTAATCTATCCTGAAGCTCCGATGGTCATTCTGGCCGTCGTGTCGATCGCCCTTGCGGCAGTCTCCATTGTCTTAGGTTTTCTGCTCCGTCCGTCAACTCCAAACAGTCAACAGCCTTCTCCTAATAACTCTCTTTCCGATCGCCAAAATAGAGAGCGAGTTAATGGGAGAATTCCGGACATATATGGAACGCTTTGGTCAACTCCAGATTTGATTCAAGTTCCGTATAGAATATTCGAGAATAACAAAGATGTTGAATATAGCTACATGTGCATTGGCCGCGGGTCATTCACTATTCTCGAAGTTAGAGATGGCACCACTCCTCTCTCTCAAATCGATGGAGCCTCAGCAGAAATTTATTCTCCGTTTACTTCTCCTAACAGCGGCGTTATTCCTCAAGTTTCGGTCGGTCCGCCCATAAACACTCCTGTCTACGATGTTCGTCGTTCGAACAACGTTAATGGGCAAGTGCTGCTGGCTCCAAACGCCGGTACGTATACCGGTAAAGCCAACATTCAATACGTTTATCCAGATTCAGTTACTATCACTGATTCCGCGATTGACTTTACGAATTATTTCTCGGCTGGTACAACGTCAGACCCTCATTATCTTACTATTACAGGTGGTTTGATTCATGACCCAGCTGGTATTGTTCATTCGGTTTGGTTGGACGGAACTTATCTCATCGTGTCAGTTTCTTCAAGTGAGATTGTTCTTTCGTCTCCTGCTACTGTTAACTCTGCTTGGA